GTTGTTCAAGTCTGAAGTAACCATGCGCGAGCTGTTCGGGATGGCTGTGCCGTTCTTCTTAAACCAAATCCAGATGTTCTTCGACGACGAGCTTGTGCTGGTCAGTTGAATCGTAGCGTCTAGGCGGTACAGGCCAGATTCTGGTACGACGATGCGGCTGGTCGGTGTGCCGATGGTCACGCCGTTGCTGATCTCTGTGCTGTCGAACGTCAGCAGATATTCGGTATTGATGGCCGCAGGTGATTGGTCTGTGGACTTCACAAACACGCCGTAATACTGTTGCTGCTCTATTGTCGGGCGCACAAAGATAACGCCAGCCGTTGCGTCTGAAACCATGCAAGCAGCGACCGGAATCACGTTGTCAGGGGCTGTTGGTTTGACGTTGGTGAATCCACCGGCTGACGATGGAGAGGCATAAAGCACATCACCTGGCGTAAAGGCGCTTGTGTCCAAGTCGCGGACAAAACCCCAAACGGTGCAATAACCTCGCTGGCCACTGTCCGGAAGGTCATGCGTCATGACGCCAAGCATGTAGAGCGATGAGCTTGACCCGTCTGCCAGATAGGGCGCGATCAGCAGGGCGTTGGACGTTGCGCCAGAAAACCCAACTACAGTGCCGTTGGGGATGGTCACGCCGGTGTTGTTTTGTACGCGGGCGTACCATTCAAGGCCGATCTGTTGCAGGACGCCGTAGTCCATGCCGAGGTTTGCGGTCTGGTCTGTGGTGCCCCATGCGAGACGCCGAACACGTGAAACGTGCGGAGGTTCTTCGTTCAGGTCGATGTAATCCGTCACCACCGAGTTGTTGTTCTGGATGGCTGGCGCAGTGGCCAGAAAATCCAAAGCGTCGGCCATGCGTTGCAGTTGCGCCAGTGCCTCATTCGCAGAGGCTTGCGCGTTTCCTGCCTCTATCTTGACCTCGTTCACCACGTCTGGCGCGATGGCGTCGGCAACTTGAAACAGCGCCTCGAACTGCCTGATCTGCTCGTGGTTCTTGAGGAACGTGGCGAGCTGGTCGCGGGTGAGGTTGAGCTTCTGCGTTGCCATCAGTAAGCCAATGGCTCGATCTGAGCCTCAAGACGGATGAATGACAGGTGCGCCTGGCTGTCGCCACGGAATCGCTGGATTCGCCAGTTGCGCATGTGGCCCTGCTGGAACCATGCCAGACGCTTGCGGCTGCCGGTCGTGCCTGCGCGGATGCTGCGGTCTTGGCTCCATGCCTGGCCGTCCACGCTGTAGCTGGTCGAGATCATGGGATCAACGCCAAGCGCCACGCTGCCGGTCAGACTGACCAACTCCAGCTCGTTGAAAATTGCGCCATTGCTCTCGTTATAGACGATCAGCGTGCCAAACTCCCAGCGCACGATCTGGCCCCAGTGGCTGCTGATGTTTTCCACCAGATATCCGATGGCGTTGGACTGCGGGTCACCGATCAGCCACTTGTCGTAGGCCCAGACCAGATTCCTTGCGCGATACTGACTGAAACCAACTTGGCTAGTGGTCAGTGTGAACCAGACGGGCTGGCTCAGCTCTCCAGTGGCAGCAGCATCGAACACCAGCGTGCGGTCTGGCAGGTGGACGTACAGATGCTGGTGGGCCTTGTCGTTTCGTGCCTCCAGCTTGACGCCAGCCAGCTGCGCTTCGGTGTAGCCGAGCAGAATCTGGTCGATCTCCTGCGTGCTTATTTTTTGAGCAGTCGCGTTTGCGCCGAGGTAGATGCCTGGCGCTTCGTTGCGGCCAGAGCCAAGGAACGCGACGCTCTCCACGAACACGCAGCAGCCGAACGTGCCGATGACGCCCTTCTGAATCTGTGCTCCATCGATGCGCTGGAACGGAAAGAACTCACCGCCCACGTTGTCGAACACCTCGATGGTGTTGCGGTTCAGCGCATAGACCTCGTTGCGAAGCTTGAGCAGCGCCACCACGGGGTCGGGGTCGACTTCGCTGGAGCCGTACTTCAGCGGGTTGACCTGGGTCGGGTCGGACAGCTCTGTCACCACCAAGAACTCGCCGTCGGTGGTCATGAAGTAGCCGTCCACCCAGACCACATCCAGCACAAGGCCAAGATCGGGGTCGGTTACTTGCACAAGGCCAAGTGCGCTGCTCCAGTAGTACAGGCGTCCACCGGACGCGATGGCCAGGCGGTCGAAGCTGTAGTCCATAGTCACCAGTGTGTTGACGGGGCCGCCAACGTCACCCAGCACGGTCACAGCGCCATTGCTGGCCACGGTCACCAGCTTGGTGCCCATGACGCGATAGCAAACACCGTTCCAGTTGATGCCGCCGCGATCGATGCCTGGGCCGGTGCCGTTGCCGACGATGCCGTCACCAGGACGCAGAAAACCGGCACTGATGCCGGACTGCTTTGGGACTGGCACCAGGTTGACCGGGTACGACGTGCGAAGGTCTGGCCCGTTGTCAGCGTAGATGCCGTTGAGGATTGGAATCTGCATGGATCACCACTTGACCTTGTTGGCCCAATACGCTGCGCTCATCTTGCCCTTGGCAATGTTCTCAGCGTGCCTGGCCTTGAATGATTCGCGCCTGGCTTTGTCCGCCTTGGACTCGCCTTCGCGCTTCGGAGACCCGGACACGCCCTGCTGGCCAAAACGGATGGTCTTGACTTGGTCGCCATCCTTGGCGACTACGACGTGGGATTTGGTCGGGTGCGACGGTGTGCGCTTTGGCTTGTTGAAGCCTTCCACACCGACGCGTGCCAGACGCGGGTCTTTTTTTGTGGCCATCAGGAGATCCTGTACCAGCTGTTCAGAGACTGCACGAAGCGCATGCGGAAGAACGCATTGGCTGCCAGCGTCGTCGGAGCGCCATAGGCAGCTGATGCACCATTCAGCGCCAGCGTGAATGTGGTGATGATTTGCGTGGTCGTGACCAGCACCTCGGTGCCATCAGGCACGCCAGTGTTCAAAGGCAAAGTGATCGTGCCAGCGGCCAGCGTTCCAGCAGGCTGCAGCAGCATCCATTGCTGCTGGCTGACAGGTGTCGGCACTGTGATGTTGAATCCGGTGCCAGGCGTCGAAATGCTGGTGGCCAGCGTCGGGGCCGCGAAGGTCTGCTGGAAAAGCGCCAGCAGGGAGCCGATCGGCAAGCGTCGTGCGTCGCCATTGTTCGGGGTGTAGACGGGAATCTGGTCGCCAGTGGAAGCCTGGAGCAGCAGTGGAAGTTGGTTGATTTGTGGCATGGTTTGTCCTCAGTTGTACTCGATTGGGCCGTCCGGGCCTGCGGTGACCGGATCGACCGGAGGACGCAGGAATGGGTTGTCGTACACGCGCCAGGGCTTGTTTCCAGCACCAGACGGCATAGTGACTGGCATCTGCTGCGGGATGGGTGCGGTCGCACGCTGCAGCAGGGTGTTGTAGCTGTCCTTGGCCACGGCCTTGGTCTCTGGCATCACCACCTTGCCGTAGCCAGGTGCAATGCGAATGGCCAGATTGGTGATGATGGCCTCGTTCGCGCTGTCTGGAACTTCGGACGGCTCGTCAAGGTCGCTGTACTGTGGGCTGCCTGGCAGTGGATAGCCCAGACGGATGCCTTTGCCGTTCCAGTCTGCGATCATCGCATCAAGGCGACGCAGTGCGGTCTGGAGCTGCTCGGGTTGAAGATCGAAGACATAGGATGCAAGGCCGATTTCCTCGAATGCGGCTGCAACGAACTGGCGCTTGCTGTAACCCATATCAGTCCTCCTGCTTGCTGAGTGCTTCGGTAATCATGGCCAGCAGCTTCTCGTCGCTGGTGCGCTTGGTGAACGTCAGGCCGAGTTCTTTGGCCTTCTCGATCAGCTCGATGCGGGTGGGCGCTGCGTTGTCATCAGGCACGGCCGAGACTTCGACTGCAACTTCCTGCAGCACCTTTGTGACCTGCTCGGCCATCAAACGGTGATTGATGCCGTCGATTGGACGCGATGGTTTGCGCACCTTCACGGGCTTTTTGTTCTTGCGGTACTTAGGGGCGAGGATGTTCTGTTCCATCACTTGGCCTTCTTTCTTGTCTTGGCTGCGGCCTTGAAAGCGGCAGCGGTTGGCGCACCTTTTGTGCCTGGCTTGCGCATGCGCTCAGGCGTCTTTCCTGCAGCCTTCTGGCGCTCGATGCGCTCACGCTTGGCATGAATGTTGGCGTACAGGCCGGACTTCATTTCTTTGCCTTCTTGGGCGCTTTGCTAGGTTTGCCAGCAGCCTTGGCCGCCTTGGTGGCCACGTTTAGAGCAATGGCGACGGCCTGTTTCATGGGCTTGCCTGCTTTCTTCTCAGCCTTGATGTTCTTGCCGATGGACTTGCTTGAGTAACCTTTGGTCAGTGGCATGGTGCCTTCTCCTGTTTGCGTTTTTCACGGGCCAGTTGCATGGCAGCCAGTCGCTTGGCCCTGACTTCAGGGTTTTGCCACGAGCTTGCAGTCTTGCCTGCAATTTTCTGCTTTGTTTCGTCATCACGCAATGTGCGTTTGCGAGTCTTGGCAGCCGCGCTCATCTTTGCGCGTGATTCTGGCGTTCTCTCAT